CCGCACACTCTTAGGCCCGAACTGCATAAGGCGCTCGATGCTGCTGGCATTGACTATTGGGTTGCACAAGGACTTACGTTCTGGAACTGCCCTGATGGGCGAGAGTGCGTTGCTTATGGGTTCCAATCAAACGGCATGCCAATGCTGGCGGTGAAGATTGTTGGAATTACTGACCCCGAGCAGGCCATCGCTGCCACGCTCGGTTCGTGCAGCCGTTCAAACAGTGAACGAACGAGCGACGAGCTATCGCCCTGTCCGTTCTGCGGTGCAAAGGCCGAGGTCTGGCAAGACTGCAAGCGCACATGGGGCCTCATCGAGCACAGATGATGCACGATGAAGGTCACTAACGTCATCCGAGAACGCCAAGCTGCGGGAGCTGGTCGAGTACATGCACCGCTGCTTCGTCAGAGGACATGACTGGGGGCCGTACTGCGCAGGTGAGACGGTGTGGGTCGAGCAGCGCATGCGCGAGCTGGGAATCGAGGTGGACGGGTGAAAATAACCATCTTCTCGGAAGAGCTGCGTGAATGTCTCGACGCCGCTGGTCTGTCCGATTGTGGAGAGAATGACACGTGGAACTATTGGTACCAACGTCTTATGAATGCTTACAACGAGTCCGTTGAACGACAGATAATGACCGAGCAAGACGAGAACGCCAAGCTGCGCGAGCTGGTGAGGGAGCTGTACGAGGACCAATGTGACGAGTACGATGAGTGGAGGTACCGCGACCGCATGCGCGAGCTGGGAATCGAAGTGGACTGGACCAAGAGATAACGCGACGCGAACAGTTGATAGCGCAGTACGTCTCTGAGCTTGCGAGCAGAAAGGACGAGTAATGGCACGAGTACATCGTGATTGACTGCTACTAGAGTGAGCGAACCATGGACTTCGATGACATGGTTGTCGAATCCGAAAACTAGCTGGATTTCTCGCTTGACGTCACCGCGAGCCATAAGCTATACTATACCTAGCGAGAAGGGGAAACGGACCCCTACGAGTAGACGGGAGTATGGTCATAACCAAGGACGGCAAGCTGAGCGCACGCGAGCGCGACACACTGCTGAGGGCTAGAAGGATTCTAGACGCATGGATTGAGCGTCAGGAGGCGGAGGGCAAGACCTCCGACAACAGCTTTCCAGTGCACGACGCCTACGAGGCAATCTTCTTTCTGGAAGAGTTCGCCTATCAGACGAGGGGTGAGTGACATGAACGAGCTTTACGAAGAAGTCCACCGCAGGCGGTATGAGCGCTACCTTCGGAGGGAGGCGCAGAGGCAGTGGGAGGCCGAGAGGCCGAAGCGCATCCTTGGGTACCTGATTACTGGGGTTCAGCTTGTCATCGTGTCGATTCTCTTCTATGCGTTTCTGTTCGCTGGTGCCCTATGGGCATCGATGTAAGGAGGCATCATGATTCTGACCAACAAGCTCAACCTGCCACAGCCGTTTGTGGATGCGGCAACCAATGACCACGAGTACACCGAAGGCCGCTACAGCGTGACCGAGCTTCTTGGCGGGACGTGCGAGGCCATCCTGAAGAGACGCCACAGCGACGAGCTGACCGACGATGTGGCCGACAGGGTTTGGGCCATCTTCGGAAGCGCCGTGCACGAGATACTGCAAAGCGCCGATGAGAGCGAGAGCCAGCTGAAGGAGAACTGGATTGACTGCCAGCTTGACGGTAGCCTCAGCGGGTACTCGCTTTCTGGAATCTTCGACCTGTACGATGATAGCACGGGCATCGTCACCGACTACAAGACCGCAGGGACAATTAAGTGGCAGAAGCAGGAATTCGATGATTACAAGATGCAAGTGCTTCTATATTGTTGGATGTTGCAGCAGATGGGGTTCGAGGCTTGGAACGGCGAGATAGTCATGATTCTAAGGGATTGGGTGAAGTCGAAGGCCCGATTCGATAGCGACTACCCACAACATCAGGTCCAAAAGGTGGCGTGGCGATTCAACAATCATGACATGGAGCTTGCAGAAAACTTCATAGCAGGGTGGTTTACGGAGGTTCAAGAGCAGGAAAAGAGGCCCGACAGTAAGCTGATTCCATGCACACAAGAGCAGAGATGGCACAAGGATGATAAGTGGGCGGTGGTCAAGCTCGGCGCGAAAAGAGCCACCAGAGTTCTCGATTCCGAGGATGCGGCTAACAGCCTTGCCGCACAACTATCAGAGAAGCAGGGAAAAGGCTTTCACGTCGAATATAGAAAAGGCGAAGATACAAAGTGCCTCATGTATTGCCCAGTCGCTCAATTTTGCCCACACGGACAAACTGTGTTACCATGTAGTTAGTAACCAGTTTATACCAACGGAGGGCAAATGGAAGTCTGGAAGGATATCGAAGGATACGAAGGGTTTTATCAGGTCAGCAATTACGGAAGGGTCAAGAGCCTAGACAGAATTGTACAAATGCGTCGTGGCGGCAAGACGCTAGACATGCACATCAAGGAACGCATAAGGAGACAAGTAAAGTCTCGTGACGGGTACTATGGCGTTCAACTTATTAAAGGATGCAAAGAGAAGACAATCAAGGTCCACAGGCTTGTAGCAGTTGCGTTCCTCGATAATCCAGACGGACTCCCAGAAGTGAATCATATTGACGGCAACAAGGAGAACAACAGAGTCGAGAATCTTGAATGGTGCACACACGGACACAATATTCGTCATGCTATCAGAACGGGCCTCATTAAGGCAGAGAACAGAAGAAGCAATCACAAAAAGGTAAGACGCTCAGATGGGGTTGAGTTTGCAAGCCTGACAAAAGCAGCAGAAGCCAGCAACGCACAAATCAGTAACATATCGAAGTGTTGCCATGGGCAACTTGCGCATACAGGAGGCTACGGCTTTGAGTTTATTCAGTGATACACACATCCGGCACCGCATAGGCGAGGACACCAAGTGCGACAGCTATTGCCCTGTGTCGGATTTCTGCCCGTTTGCCCGCGCCAAGAAGTCAGACGTATAGCAGATTGAAATATGGTATACTAGCGCTCACACACAGAAAGCAAGGAGAGTGAATGCTGAGCGAGAAGGAGAGGGCTGAGCGACAGCGTGAGGCCAATCGCAGATACGCCGCCAAGGTCGTTCAGGTGCTCCTGCGATTCAACCCAGAGCGTGAGCCTGAGCTGGTCGAGAAGCTGAGCACCGTGCCCAACAAGTCTGGCTACATCAAGGGCCTGATGCGGGATGACCTAGGGAGGTCAGATGGTTAGTACCGACCTACAGACCCACATGGTGAGCCTGAGCGAAATCGTCCCATATGCTGGGAATGCCAAGGAGCACCCAGAGTGGCAGGTTGACCAGCTCGTCTCATCGATTGAGAAGTTCGGCAACTGCGACCCGATAGCCGTATGGCACAACCAGCGTGGGCAGCTTGAGGTTGTCGAGGGACACGGACGCCTGATGGCGCTTGAGAAGCTGGGGTACGAAGAGGCACCCGTCATCTTCCTTGACCACCTGACCGACGAGCAGCGACGGGCGTACACGCTCGTGCACAACAAGCTGACCATGAACACCGACTTTGACGGACCAGTGCTCGCGCTTGAGCTTATGAACATATCCATGGACATGAGCGAGTTCGGGTTTGAGACGGAATCCGACGAAGACAAGGCCGCGAAGTCGGCAGGCAGGGACTACCCTCTCGCGGACATGGATATCAAGGCGTTCGAGCATCACGACTACCTCGTGTTTGTCTTCAGCAACGAGCTTGACTGGGTGAACGTGATCAACAAGTTCGACGTCAAGAGGCTGGACTACGGATACAACGGCACGAAGAAGGTAGGCCTCGGAAGGGTCATCGATGGACAGAGACTCATTGAGAAGCTTGGGCATCAGGGTAGTGATTCTGAGCCGAGGCAGGAGCGACACGATAACGACGGACAAGATGACCCCGAGCTGGGTGGAGATAGTCGTTCCTGAGTCGCAGAGGGAGCTGTACGAGCAGGCCACCGACCACGACATTGTGACCGTCAGCGATGACACGATAACCCTCGGCACCACGCGAAACGCCGTGCTGAGGATGTTTGACGAGCGCACTATCGTCATGATGGACGATGACCTGACGATGCTCTACTGCGTGACTGGTGCGAAGACCCGCAGAATCGAAGACCCCGAAGAGATTATGGCCGTCATAGTGAACACCGCAATCATGGCGATGGATGCTGGCGTTCACTTCTTCGGATTCTTCCAGAAGGACATACGGCAGTACAAGGGCTACGAACCGTTCTCGCTGACTGGCTGGGTCGGAGGGGTCGTTGGGGTGATTGACCGAAGGTTCTGGTTCGCGGAGGGGCACAACAGGGTTGATATCGACTACGCGATGCAATGCCTGCTCGTGGACAGAATCATCTGGAACGACACGCGCTACTGGTTCGCACAGGTAAGGGACTCCAACAAGGGCGGCTCGTCAGAGACTCGCACCAAGGAGTCGGACGAGCGGGAGCTTGAGTATCTGAAGAGCCGCTGGGGCGACTACCTGAAGATATCGGACAATCACAGCAACAAGAAGTCAATATCGATTAAGGTCAAGAGAAGGCAGAAGGTAAACTATGACTGACAGCAGGGTTCTCATCATCGGCCACGGAGTCGTGGGCACCAACCTGGAAGCCGAGCTGGCCGCGCTGAATCCAGACGTCTGCGACAAGTACAAGGGAATCAGGAAGCACCACGACCACCACGAGTTCGGGTTCGTGTGCGTTGACACGCCGCTCATCGCCAACAAGCTCGACGTCACGGAAGTCTTCAACGCCATCGAAGAGAACGACTGCGACGTGTACGTAATCAAATCGACGGTGCCAGTGGGAACCACAGACAGGCTCGCACAGTCGGGCAGGCGAGTGGTGTTCAGCCCAGAGTACTACGGCGGCACGCAGCACTGCAACAACTTCGCGTTCGACTTCACCGTGCTCGGCGGGGACAGCGAAACCTGCCACATGGTGCAGCAGCTCCTGCAGGACGTCTACGACGCACGGCACACGTTCCACAAGTGCACGGCCAAGGAAGCGGAAATGACCAAGTTCATGGAGAACGCTTGGCTCGCCACGAAGGTATCCTTCTGTCAGGAGTTCTGGCAGATGTGCAACTCCGCTGGAATCGACTACGACACCGTGCGCGAAAACTTCAATCTGGACCCACGGGTCAACCCCGCGCACACGTTCGTCTACGATAACCACCCGTGGTACCAGTCCCATTGCCTCGACAAGGACGTGCCCGCAATCGCCCACCAGTTCGACTCGGACTTCCTCAAGGCCGTCATCAAATCGAACGACATTCGCAAATCCACGTACCAGAAGGCGGACTGATATGCTATACTAATCCTACGGACAACCCGATAGATGGGAGTATGATGAACCTAGTGACCCAGAACGGCTACGACTTCTACGAGGTCTCAAGCGCACTGCAGAAATCGATAAGGAGGGGAGACTTGAAGCTCGCAGGCTACATGGCGCTGGAACTCTTCCCCCGATACTCGAAGTACTGCTGGAAGAGGCTTCTGACAATCAGCGCCGAGGACTGCTACGGGGTGGTGACTCAGGAAATCTGGTCGCTGTACCAAGCGTTCAAGATGGTGAACGAGGGAAAGTCGGGGGACAGGATGGGAGGAAGGGTCTTCATATCGAAGGCAGTGATTCTCCTATCCCAGTGCAAGCACAACAGGGACGCCGACCTACTATCGAACTACGTGCACGACCGAAAGTGGGGCTTGACCGACGAAGAGATTGAGGCCTACTTTGATGAGGTCCGAAGGACCAAGGCCGAGATACCAGAGTACGTGTACGACGTCCACACAATCAAGGGGAAGCGCATGGGAAAGACGAAGGCAGACTTCTTTTCGGACGAGGAAATGGCCCTAGCCATGAAGCAGCCTTCGCTTTTCGATATAGACTTTGCCGCAGAGGGGTAGGGAATCAGGAATGTCGAAGCCAAGATGCAACAGTGAGCTGACGGCAGAGGCCGTGCGGCTCAAGAAGCAAGGAATGTCGAACAAGGACATAATCGCCCAGCTGTGCATCGGCGAGTCGACGTTCTACAAGTGGATGAACACTCCGAAGAACGATGCCGAAGTGGAGTTTGGAAAGGCCCTAAAAGGTGCCGAGGCCGAGTTCAAGACCGCGCTGAGACAGCGCATCATCAGGGCGGCAGACGGGGGCGCATGGCAGGCGGCGGCATGGATGCTAGAGAGACAGTACCCAGAAGAGTACGCCAAGCCCGAGGTCCAGCTTGCCCAGAAGGCCGCAAAGGAAGCCGCCGAAGAGACACTGGCTGGAATCCAAGACGTCCTAGTCAAGATTGCGGACGCGGCAGATGCCAAATAGCCTGACCATAACGGCCAAGCAGGCAGAGTACGTCAGGGAGGCCCACCACCGTTGGAACTTCGCGGTGGGGGCCGTCCGCTCTGGCAAGAGCCACATCGCCATCCAGTACGTGATACCGAACGGCATCCTGAGCCTTCGCGGAAGGAAGGGACTCAACCTGATTCTCGGCGCGTCAAAGGAGAACATAGAGCGAAACGTGCTCGCACCGATGAGGGACATATGGGGTGACAGGGTTGTCTCGGAAATCAACAGCCGCAACATCGCCAAGCTCTTCGGGGAGCGCGTCTATTGCCTAGGAGCCGAGAACAAGAGCCAAGTGTCGAAGATACGAGGCTCCGAAATCAAATTCTGCTACTGCGACGAGGTTTGCGACATTCACAAGGAAGTGTTCGAGATGCTGAAGTCGCGTCTCTCGCTTCCGTACAGCCAATGCCACGCCGCATGCAACCCAGCGGGACCAGAGCACTTCGTCAAGAAGTTCATCGACTCCGCTGGCGGCGGCATCGACATATACGTCCAGAACTACAAGCTGTGGGACAACCCGTTCCTGAGCCAAGAGTTCGTCAGCTCGCTAGAGGCCGAGTACGAGGGCACTGTCTACTACGACCGATACATTCTCGGACTGTGGACCAAGGCAGAGGGGCTTGTCTACCCGATGTACGCGGAGGCGTTCGAGGAAGGTTTCGACAGAGGCAAGGCCGTTGACTGGTGCGTGTCGTGCGACTACGGAACGCAGAATGCCTTCGCCGCCCTCAAGTGGGCCTTCGACGGTCAGGCATGGCACTGCGTCGAAGAGTACCGCTACAGCGGCAGGGACGAGGGGCACCAGAAGACCAACGATGACTACATGGCCGACATGGTTGAGTTCTGCAAGGACATACCCAAAGACGTCGTGACGTTCATCATCGACCCGAGCGCCGTGTCGTTCAGCGTGACTCTGAGGCGTTGCAAGGAGCGGCGCTTCAAGATACTGCCCGCAGACAATGCCGTCGCTGACGGGCTTCAGGACACGGCAGTTGCCATCAAGCGTGGTCTGATTCGTCTGGACCAGTCGTGCACCGAGACCAAAAAGGAGTTCGTCGGCTACGTCTGGGACGAGAAATCGGAAAGCGACAAGCCCGTGAAGGAGAATGACCACTGCATGGACGCGCTCCGCTACTTCGTCAAGACGAAGAGGCTCGTGGTCAAGAAGCAGCACCAAAGAGACTCGTGGCTATCCTAGGATTCTCGCTTGACCTTAGGTGGCGATAGACACCGAACGGGAAATGATGTACGCAGTGGCTGTCATGGACTACTGACTGTGACAAAGCGAGTCCATAGGAAAAAGCCCGAACTGGACACCGAGCGCAATCGAACCAGAAGGCTTCAGGGGGTGATACGTTTTGAAAGCGTATCGCCCCTATTTCTTTGACATGCACCTTGACCTATGATAGCCTATGTGGTACTGGCAGCGAGGAACCGTCTGCCGCAATCAGGTGGCGAGGAACAGTCCACCGCAACTCCGAGGAAATGGAGACAAGTTGGCACTCACAGTTAAGCTTCTCAAGGGCATGGGCATCGATGAGGACAAGATTGAGGCAATCATCGCCGCGCACACCGAAACGACCGAAGGCCTAAAGTCGGAGCGGGACACCTACAAGAAGCAGGCTGAGCAGGTGCCAGACCTCCAGAAGAAGCTGGAGGAAGCCGAGGCCGCATCTGGCAGTGGTGACGAGTGGGAGCAGAAGTATCAGGACGAGCATCAGGCGTTCGAGGACTTCAAGGCCCAAGTTGCCACGGAGAAGGCAGAGGCGGACAAGGCGCAGGCGTATCGTGGCATGCTGATGGCTGCGGGCATCGACCCGAAGCGCATCGACGCCATCATGCGCGTGACCGACCTATCGAAGGTCGAAATGGAGGACGGCAAGCTGAAGGACACCGAGAAGCTTCAGGAGTCCGCGAAGCAGGAGTGGGCAGACTTCGTAGTGAAGTCGAACACTCACGGCAGCAACCCCGCCAACCCTCCGACCAAGCCCTCGCCCAACGTAGAGGGCGGAGACCCCGAGGTCGCACGTCGCATGCAGGAGCGCTACGAGCGCAGATACGGTAAGGCACCAGAAAGCAAGGAGTAAGCATGAGCTACTTCGACGGCCCCGCAAAGGGCTACGGCTGGAACGCTGGTCACTTCCTCGTCAACGATGAGACCTGCATCCGACAGACCATGACCATCGCCGCCAACCACGCGCAGGCAGTCACCCGAGAGAATGGCCGCAAGGTCGTTCCCGCTGGCGCTGTGATTCCTGCCAACGGCGCTACCGCCAAGGGCATCCTCTTCGAGGACGTCGACGTCACCGAGGGTGCGAAGCCCGGCTCCGTCGTAATCGAGGGCACCATCTACGGTGGCCGACTTCCCGCCGCTCTGGCCGAGGCTGCGGCCAAAGCTCTGACGGGCATCACCGTCCTGACGGAGCCGACCATCACCCGTCCCTACACCGACGTCGTTTCCTAGGAGGTAGACAATGGCTAAGTTTATCAACGAGACCCTTGGCATGGTCAACCCCAAGGACTTCCTGAGCACGGGCTTCCAGAACGTAGCACGACCGAACGACCCGCTTGAGGGCCTGTTCACCGACGAGCAGACCGACAACCTCGTTGCCTCGTACTACACGATGCAGAGCCAGTACAACATCCCGCAGATGGCACAGTTCCATGCCTTCGACGTGCCTGCCCAGAAGAGCATCCCCGCTCCGATTGACGAGCACAACGTGGAGAAGGGCCTCATCAAGGTCAAGCGCTCCACGACCGAGCTGCTGCGCCGGCTCACCCGTCGCGGCGTCACTCAGGAGGCCGCTCTTTACGACCGAGTGATGGACTTCGCCGCCGACCTCGCCGACCAAGTTGTCACCCGCGCCAAGGTGGCTCGCGCCGAGGTTCTTGCCACGGGCCAGTTCACCATCAAGGAGAACGATATCGACATTACCGTTGACTAC